TGATTTTGCAGGCACTGGTGTTTGTATGCACAGGTATGTCACTTTGAATAGCGATGAAGACCTTGTTACTTACATAGCTCCTAGTGCGTCAAACTTCCGTATTTTTGTGGTTGAAAGTTCAACGGGCTGGGCCACATTAACCCACAGTTTACTGTCTACCAGCCACCAGTTTTATATCAACTTTAGTTATCTGACAGGCTAGGAGCAAACAATGGCATTATCAAAAATACAAGCCGAAAGTATGAACCTTGCTGATACCTATGCGTTCACTGGCACTGTTAGTGGCGTTGGCGGTCTTGTGCCAATAACTAAAATTACAGCAAGCACAGCAACAACTGATATTGATTGGACAGGGGCTTCTTCTACTTATGATAATTATTTAGTTTTTTACGACATAGACCCTTCTGCTGACGCAGATATCAGAATGAGGTTTTTTGATAGTTCTGATTCAATAGTTAGCACCAGCAGTTATGGTTATGGAACTATACAGGAAACTGCTGCTAGCAATGCTACATCAAACGGTACTTCATCTCTGTCGTTGCGTGTTGATTTTGGTGGTAACGGTGCTGATGAAGAAATGTCAGGCTTCTTTTGGTTTTTAAACCCAAAGGTTAGTACGAAAAAAACAAGTGTAACTCTTATGTACAATGGTGAAAACACTGGTGGAAGTCACATAGGAGGAGTTCATCTTGGTTCTTTTATCTCAGAAGCTGAACAAAATGGTTTTAGAATATATGTTTCTACTGGGAATTTAAATGGGTCAACTGTTGAAATTTATGGGGTGACAAAAACATCATGACCAGATACAGAAATTTAAATGGTGAAACCATAGCCTTTACTGCGGAAGAAGAAGCAGAAAGAGATGCTGAAGAAAAAGAATATTTAGATTCTGTTCCAGTTCGCAAATTAGAAGAACTGCGTAAAGAACGTAATCGTTTGCTGGCAGAAACAGATTACTTAGGATTGTCCGACAGCACAATGTCAGATGCAATGACAACATACCGTCAGGCTCTGCGTGACATTACAGATAATGCTACATCTCTTGACGATGTAACTTGGCCGGAGAAACCATAATGCCTTATATTGGAAGACAGCCCCTGACAGGACAATTCAAAAAGCTAGACGCAATCACTGTTGTAAACGGTCAGGCGGCATACACGCTAAATCATAACAGTGCAGCGTACAAACCAGCTACTGCTAACGCTCTGCTGGTCAGCGTCAACGGTGTCATACAGGCGGCTGGTGATGCGTACACTATTGATGGAAGCACAATAGAGTTTACTGAGAACCTTGTTACTGGCGATGTTATAGATTTCATCATCGCGTTGGGTGATACAGGCTCTGCTGTTACGCCTGTTGATGGAAGTGTGACAACTGCAAAGCTGGGTGATGATAGTGTAACAGAAGCCAAGTTAGCTAACAGCCTTGATATGCAAAATATTACATTGAAGGGTGGCACAACAGATGCGCTGACTATTGATAGCAGTGGGCGTGTCGTAATTTCACAAAGACCCTATGTTAGCGTTGATTTTGGGGGTGGTAGTGGTTCTTACGAAACCATGTCTGTTGGCCGTATGCAATTTGATAATGTGGCAGATGGTGATTCAACTTTGTGGAGTACCACTAACTGGGAATTTACTTGCCCTGTCGATGGCCTTTATATGGTTTCTCATGGTGGGCTTATATCGGCAGATGCAACCCACGAAATTCATGTTTACAGAGGTCGTTCAGGAGTGAATTCAATTCAAGCCCGTTTTTTTGAGGTACATAGAGTAAACCGTGGGTCTATTCTTCTTACTTGTTTGGCCAATGACATAATCTATTGGCAGAACAATCATGGTGTAAATTTTTACAGTGGTAGCGGTGCTAGTAGATATACGTTTGGCACTATCGGTTTGGTTAGATAGGAGACTGACATGGCACTGACACGATTAAACAATCAGGCTCTTACAAGCATTACAGCGGCTGGGCTGCCTAGTGGTAGTATCATTCAGGTACAGCACGTTTCGCCTACAACACAAATGAATAATTTTACCAATAATTCATGGGTAGATGCTACAAATTTTTCAATAAACATAACGCCTACATCTTCATCAAGTAAATTTTATATTACTGCTTCTGCTGGTTGCTTGCACAATAACAACGGCTATATCGGCTTCAGAATTTACAGAGACAGTGCTACTGTTGTTCAGCAAAACTGGTCTTATCATAACAGAAATGAAGCATGGAATGGTGTTTTAAATGCGGCGTTAAGTGCGGTAGATGAACCAGCAACAGCCTCTCAAGTTAATTACAAAATACAAGTTTTTTCTACACAAAATGCTGGTCAATTTTATTTTAATTATGTTGGTAATAGCGGCAACGTTGGTGGTTTTACCGTTATGGAAATAGCAGGATGAACCAGAACGATATTCCATTAGTAGCTGGTGGTCTGTCTGCTCCGTGGTGGGTAGCGGTACTGAATGAATGGTTGGGGCTTGTAGCTGTTACCTTAACTATTGCTATGCTGTTGCGTAACTTGTGGAAGTCTAGGAAAGACTAATGCTTGCGGAGCTTGCCGCAGCAAACGCTGCCTTTGCAATAATCAAGAAAACTATCCAGAACACAGGTGATCTAACTAGATGCGGCAAGGCAATATCTGACTTAATTATTGCTAAAGAAGAACTTAAGCGCAAAGGCAATAAGAAAAGAAAAGGCAGCATTAACAAGGGTGACTTGGAAGAGTTTATTGCCCTTGAAAAGCTAAGGCAGCAAGAAAATGAATTGCGTAGCTGGATGCAGCTTTATGGTCGTGCTGGTCTTTACAGAGATTGGCAAGAGTTTCAAGCAAAGGCTCGTAAAGAACGCAGAGTGCAAGAAGAACTTGCTAGGCGTAGACGAGAAGAAATTATGGAAATGCTTGGCCTTGGGTTTGTCACCTTACTTATAGCCGCTATGGTGGGTGGCTTGGTTGCATGGGTTGTTTGGCTAAAAGGGGGCTTTAAATGAGTGCAGAAGACGTAGCAAGAAAGTTGCTAGAACTAAAGATATTGCCACGGTTTATGATGCTTTGCATGACAGGTGTGTACATACGCTGCATTGAATGGGCGTTATCACAGCCGGATTTGTCTACACAGCAGAGTGCGTTGATCTCAGTTGTTACAGGCGCAATGACAGGTAGCCTAGCTGTGTGGTTAAACTCAGAGAAGTAAATGCCAGCAAAGCTGAATGAGAACACAGAGGTAGCACTACCTTTACGCAACATCATCAGCATGGTTGCGGCAGCTAGTCTGGCAACGTGGGCTTACTTTGGCTTGATAGAAAGGTTAAACACACTAGAGACTAACCAGACTATGATGCAAGCTGATTTAGAGCAGAACACAGAATTTCGCATCAAGTGGCCTCGTGGAGAGATGGGTAGTTTGCCAGCAGATAGCGAACAATTCATGCTCATAGAGCATCTAGCTACTGAACTTGAGAAACTACAAACAGATATAGAAAGTGGTAAAGCACCCTTTGACCAACAGCAAAAACTAACGTTAGACTTTTATGAAAGACGAATTACCAGCTTAGAAGAAAGCATAGAGAAGTTACGGAACGGAGATGGTTGAGCTTACGTTTGTTTTATTATTGGTAATGAATGGTGAGAAGATGGAGTACACACCGTACAAATCTTTAGCTGAGTGCTTATCAGTTAGGCGCAAGATTAAACGTAATGTAGGTCATACTCATAACTTTGATCAGAAGTGGTCATGCAAAGAGCATAAGGTTATGGTTCTCAATGGAGAAATATTGGAGTTTATAGAATGATACAGCTTTTAGGTGTAGTAGGTAATCTGGCGCAGACCTTCATCGAGGGGAAGGTAGAGAAAGAAAAAGCCAAGTCTGAGATAATGAAGACTGCGGCACAGCATGATAGTAAGTGGGAGCTTATTATGGCTGAGTCTACAAAAGGCAGTTGGAAAGATGAGATAATAACAATAGTTGTATTAGCCCCATGCGTAATGGCATGGATTGATCCAGACCTTGCCAAACGTGGCTTTGATGTTATTGCTGAGTTGCCTGATTGGTATCAGAATATTTTGTATGTAACAATTTTAGCAGGGCTAGGGTTGAAAGGTCTCGATAAATTTAGG